GTATTCCAATACAACTACTTACCATCTGGTGCTTCAAACGCATTAGGTGCTTTCGTTGCACGTTATCCTGGTGCTCTAGGTAATTCATTGACAGTTTCTGTCATTGACGCTGGTGCAACAGCAAACCAATATGCAAATTGGAGTGTTCCACTTTATAACTCTGCTAATACAAATTACGCAAATACTTCATTGTCTGGTTACTTCAATAGCCAACCAAGTACAAGTTACACTGGTACACAATTAGGTGCAGCTAACGACCAAATTCACATCGCAGTTGTTGATACAGGCGGTTTGTTCTCTGGTACAAAAGGTACAGTTCTAGAAACTTTTGCTTTCTTGTCTAAAGCTTCTGACAGTGTTGATGTAAATGGTCAATCAAATTACTACAAAAACGCTATTTTCAATAACTCAAAATACGTTTACGCAGTTGATCCAGTAAATTATGGTTCTACAAATGCTACATGGGGTAAGGCAACAGCAAATACATCTTTTGCTACATTGTCTGGTGCTTATACACTTCCATTAGCAGCAGGTACAGATGCAACAATTACTGATTCAGACATCATTAATGCACAAAACTTATTAGCTGATCCTGCACAGGCATCAATTTCATTGTTGATGACTGGACCATACACAAGCTTGGCAGTACAAACAAATGCAATTAATATTGCAGCTACACGCCGTGATGCAGTTGCGTTTGTTTCTCCACCACAATCAGCAGTTGTTAATAACGCTGGTAGTGAAAGAACTAGTGTATTGTCATGGATTAATACATTGTCTTCAATCACTGGTGGACCAACAGGTTCATATGGTTTTGCAGATTCCGGTTGGAAATACATGTTCGACAAGTACAACAATGTATACCGTTGGGTTCCATTGAATGGTGATATTGCAGGTCTATGTGTATACACAGACACAGCAAACAATCCATGGTGGTCTCCTGCTGGTTACAACCGTGGCGTTATCAAGAACGTTATCAAGTTGGCATGGAATCCAGTTCAATCTGACCGTGATGCATTGTATCAAGTTGCTGTTAATCCAGTTGCTTCATTCCCTGGTCAAGGTACAGTATTGTTTGGTGACAAAACAATGCAATCACAACCTTCTGCATTTGATAGAATTAATGTTCGCAGATTGTTTATCACACTTGAACAAGCAATTAAGAGAGCTGCTCAATACTCATTGTTTGAATTCAATGATGCATTTACACAAGCACAATTTGTGTCTTTAGTAACTCCATTCTTGCGTAACGTTCAAGGTCAACGTGGTATTAATGCGTTCCAAGTTGTTTGTGACAACACAAATAATACACCACAAATTATCAACAGCAATCAATTTGTTGGTGACATTTATATTCAACCTGCTCGTTCTATTAACTTTATCCAGTTGAATTTTGTTGCAGTTGGAACTGGTGTTAATTTCTCAACAATTACCACTACAACAGCTTAATAAATAAGAACAAATAGGAGAATAAAATGGCATTTCAAATTAGCGACTTCACAACACGCCTAACAGGCGATGGCGCCCGCCCAAATTTGTTCCAGGTAAGTATTCCAAATATCCCAACTGGACAAAATGCACCTGGTGCTAACCCTGCGGCAGGAAGTTCATCAACATCTTTATCTTTCCTAGCAAAAGCTGCTCAACTTCCAGGTTCTACATTGGGCACAGTCCCAATGTATTACTTTGGTCGTGAAGTAAAATTTGCTGGCAATAGAACATTTGCTGATTGGACAATTACAATTGTTAACGATGAGAACTTTATCATTCGTAATTCCATCGAAGCATGGATGAACTATATAAACAGTAACCAAGGTAATTTGAGAGGTACTTCTGTACAATCAAATAACTTTACCACAACGCAAGCATTAGGTTATACATCTGATGCTCACGTTTATCAGTATGCAAAAACTGGTGGTGCTGATGGTTTAGCAGGTGCTATCAAGGCGTATGACTTTGTTGGTATGTTCCCCGTTGATTTATCTCCAATCGATTTAGATTGGGGTTCAAATGATACTATTGAAGAATTCACAGTAACATTTGCATATCAATACTGGACATCTACAAACACTACAGCTACTACATCTTAATTTTATGAAAGGGACTTCGGTCCCTTTTTATGTGTTTTTGAATTGAAAATTGGAACAAAATGGCAAATAAATTCTCTTTATTTGGCTTTACCATCTCTCGTGGTGAAGACCAGCAAGAAACGCAACAATCATTTAGCCCACCAGCAAATGATGATGGTGCATTAACGATTACATCTGCCGCATATTATGGTACATACGTAGACTTAGATGGAACTGCAAAGAACGAGGTAGAATTAATATCTCGTTATCGTGAAATGGCAATGCAACCAGAAATTGAATCTGCCATTGACGATATTGTAAACGAAGCAATTTGCCAAGACGATGACGGCAAGATTCTGCAAATTATTCTGGATGACTTAGAACAACCAGACAAGATTAAAAAAGCAATCAAAGCCGAATTCAACACAGTAATGAAGATGTTGAATTACAAGAATATGGCTCAAGATATTTTCCGCAGATACTACATTGACGGAAAATTATATTACCACATTATCATAGACCGTGAGCAACCAACTCAAGGTATCAAAGAATTACGTTATATTGACCCACGTAAACTACGCAAAATCCGTGAGGTCAAGAAACAAAAAGACGAACGTACAGGTGTTGAAGTTGTTAACACCGTAAACGAATATTATATTTTTAACGACAAAGTAACCACTGGCAGTTCCACAAATTATGGTCCAGTTGGTACTCGTATTACAACAGACTCTATTATTTCAGTTGTTTCTGGTTTAATGGACTCACGCCGTGCAGTTGTTTTATCATATCTACACAAAGCAATTAAACCGCTTAATCAATTAAGGATGATTGAAGATGCAACTGTTATCTACCGTATTAGCCGTGCACCTGAGCGCCGCATTTTTTATATTGATGTTGGAAATTTGCCAAAGTTAAAAGCAGAACAATATCTACGTGACATCATGGTAAAATACAAGAACAAACTTGTATATGATGCCAATACAGGTGAAGTCCGTGATGACCGTAAGTTCTTGTCCATGATGGAAGACTTCTGGTTACCACGTAGAGAAGGCGGCAAAGGTACAGAAATTACAACATTACCTGGTGGACAGAACCTAGGCGAGTTGGAAGACGTTAAGTATTTTGAAAAGAAACTGTATAAGTCTTTGAATGTTCCAGTATCCAGACTTGATCCAAACCAATCAGGTTTCTCTTTAGGTCGTGTTGGTGAAATCACAAGAGATGAATTAAAGTTTGCTAAATTTGTCGGTCGCATGAGAGCTAAGTTCTCTGACTTGTTTGACCAAGCATTACGTGTACAATGTGTTCTTAAAGGTATCTGTACAGATGCAGAATGGAATGAATTCAAAGAACATATTCACTATAACTTTATTAAAGACAATAACTTTACTGAATTAAAAGAAGCCGAGTTGATGACTAACAGACTTCAATTGTTGGCATCGGTAGACCCATATACAGGTCGTTATTTCTCTCAAGCATGGATTCAACGTAATGTATTGCGTTTGAATGACGATGAAATTAAAGTCATGCAAGGAGAAATTGAAGATGAAAAGGATGCAGGTTTAGGATTGCCAGTTGGTGTTACTAATAATGTAGCACAACAACAAATGGTTTCTCAAATTGGTCAAGAAGATGCAGAACATCAAAATCAATTAGATATGCGATTAGACCAAAGTAAAGAAAAGAATCCTTCAAACCAATAAATATAACCACCATTTTTCAACTGGGAGATTAATATGTCCGATACAACAAGAAATTTAATTGATTATGCAGCACAAGATGATGCTGTTAATTTTAGAGCAGCATTATATTCTGCTATTCATGACCGTGTTACTGCACATATTGAAGCTAAGAAGCAAGAAATTGCTCAAGGCTTGGTAACACAAGAAGAAAAAGAAATGAAACACAAGATGATGAAAAAAGAAGATGAAACTCATCACATGAAAAAAGAAGAAGAAAAGCCAAAGCATGGTATGCATGAAGAAGAAGATGAGATGAAGCACAAAATGATGAAGAAGAAAAAAGAAATGATGGATGAGGAAGAGGAAGAAGATGAGAAAATGAAAATGAAGAAAAAAATGATGAAGAAAGAAGCTTATTAATTAGTTATAAATACTTAATACTATTGAATTAAAGAACCATGGCAAATAAATTTACATACCAAGTTTTAAGAGACACACAAACGGATTCTGTTATTAAAATTACAGGAGCGTTTGATGGCTCTAGCCAAGAAGCCAATGGTTCTCGTATTGCGGCCAATACACTTGCTTTTGCTTTGGATGCAAATGGTGCTCAATTACATTCAGCACAAAGTTTAAGTAATACTGCATTATCTCTATATGATATTCAACTCACTGGTCTTAAATATTTTATTAATTTTCCAACATCAAATGTTGGTGGTGTTGAAATATTTTGGAATGGTGGTGGATCAACTAGTGCGGCACAGTATGCCAATTCTGCAACAATCTTTCATTTGAATTTGCAGGGTGAGTTTGGATTAGGCGAACAATTACCTTCTATTTTGAATAACTCAATTGGTGGAAATGGTGATATTGGAGTTATGACTACAGGTGCAACAGCTAATTCTGCATATACTATAATCTTAACATTGCGTAAAAACAATTCAATGTATGCTCGTGGCCAGTTCCAAGATCCAGCAGCATTCAACTACGGTGCATACAAACTTACACCGTAATATTAGGAACAAACATGGCAAATTTATATACTTATCAAGTCCTAAGAGACACAACAGAAAAAGCAGTTATCAAGTTAACTGCTAATTTTGATGGATCAGGTCAAGAGTCTAATGCATATCGTATTCAGGCTAATACTTTATATGGTGCATTGACTAGTAATAACAATGTTATTCCAAACGGAACACCATTATCATATTATGGTTTAGCAGTTACTAGAATTGGTTATAATATTGCATCACAACAAAAAGGTTATATTGAGTTATCATGGACTGCTGCAAATACAGCACAAAGTGTTCCAATCATGAATATGGATCTTTGCG